TCCATTCTTATATAGTATAGCATCTGCTTTTAAATTAGGATTGAAATCAGGTGCAAAGTTGTACGTATTAGTGTTGCTTACTGAACGTGCAAGATTAAATATGTTGCTAAAAATATCATTGTTAGTATGAGTACCAGGAAGAGTAATTGTTTTAGTAAAATCACTTTTTCTTTCTGCTACATTTTGAATGTCAATTATGCTTTTGTTGATTGGTATAGCTACATTGTCGTACAAATCAAGTTCATACTCAACTATGTTCGCACCTGCAACTTGATTTATTATTAATCTGTTTTGATTCATTATAACGATTGGCGATAACGTGAGTAAGTAAATTCGATGTCAAACGATAGATTAAATAATTTTCTATCATCTAAATATTTTTTGATTTCGTAGTTTTGATTAGTTATATTAACTGCAACAAAATTAGTTGCACTACGTTCAAGATAGATGACTGGTGATGTTGCAAGTTGTTCAAGCAATATGCTTTGCTCTTCGCTAATCCAATCACTATTGATTGAAATTTTATCATTTATAGTGGTGTTAAAATTAGTTTTTAGTCTATCAGATTTTAAGTAGCTAATCGGTAATGCTGCTTTAAATTGTTTACGTTCTATCTCTTCACTTTTTCTTGAATTCATTATAAAATTAAACGATTCAAATGCTCCTAATTTATTTAGCCAATGTAATCTTACAGTTGAGTAATCTGAACACTGTGGAGTGTACGTAAAAGTCTTTGATGCTATGATTACGTTAGCACTTGTTTGAACTTGTACTACATAAGTTCCCATAGCTAATGTCAAACCACTTGTATCCAAAATCCATTTTCCTGCGTTTATGTTAAATAAATGTTCTTTAGCAGGTAAAGTAATTGATTGAGAAAATGTACTTCCTGAAAGTAAAACTATTTTTGCTGCTATTCTATTAGGGTCAAAGAAAGTAAGTATTTTATTTTGACTTGCTTCAATGTTTTCATTAACTGATAAGTTTGCGTTTAAATAACCAAATCCACTTACGTTTGTGTTTACGTATGCAGTAGGTGTGAAGTCTTCAAAATCAAATATAGCATTACTTGCAAACTTGTAACTTGATGCACTTGGTGTCGCAGGGTCACTCGCTAACACAGCACTTAATGTCGGAACAGTTGCCACATCATACAACTCACGAAACTCAACATAATACTTTAAACGTGAATTCGTGTTAGCTGCTACATATGCTGCTTGTGCGTTTAAGAAATCATAGCTTACAGAATTCTTTAATACATCTCCTATGTCAAAAGTTAAATCAGTTACTGCAGGTTGTTTTGGATATTTTAAACGTGCCAAAAGTGTTGATGTCGTAGTCTCTTTTATGTCAACTATGAAATTGAAATTTGGTTGAGCAGTATTGTTGCTACTTATCTTGTATACTACTTGGTTAAATGCTCCAATAAAATCATCTGGAGGTGTTACTATTGTGATTGCCATATTTTAAAATTCTGAAACTATTGATGCTAATACTTTTATTCCTATTTCTTTGCTCATTGCTTGTGATAACTTCTTTATTCTCTTTTGACCTACTGCAGGTTCAACATAATTTACTGCTTTTATACCACTTATTTTTGTTGCTATTGCCATACCTTTTGCTGCTTGTTCGATGACATCCATTTTAGCAGTTTTTGTTTTTGTTTTATTATTCGTCTTGTAAAGTCTTGTGCTTTTACCTTTTATTTTCGCACTCTTTAAACCAAGTTTAGATATATATTCTTTAAAACTATTTACCATCGTATCAGGTGTTCCAAGATTCCTGAATTGAAATGGTGAGTTAGGTGCTTTTGCGCTGCTCTTAACTCCTTTCACTCCCTTGTCTACAAATTCCCAATGGTCTTGCATAGTAACAATCTCAATTTTTATGTTACCATTAGCATCCATAGGATAAGGTTTCGGAGCAAGGTCAGCTATTAACTTACCTCTATCTTTTATCCTTGTTTTTTGCTTTAATATTTTACGCATTATAGCTATGCTTTCATTTGCCCAATCAATCATAATTTTATCAGCACCACTTTTTAACTCCTTTTGAAAGTTGTCTACTGATGAACCATATTTACTACCTATTGATGCGCCTGTGCCTTTTGCCATAATCGTTTATCTTCTTCGCTTTTATCTTTAAAAAACACTACGGTATTTAAGAATTCAATTATGTTCATATCAAAATAAAAGTCCCATTTACTTCTATCGTTATTTGACATATTGTTTATGACTGCAATCCACCCCCACTTTTCTTCAAAACTTCTACCACTTTGGGGTGATTCATTGCCATCTTCATTGACTTCTCTGCTGCCTCCTCCAAATAAATTAGGATATTGTTGTGCAATTCCTCGAAATATTTGCAAAAAAAAAGCATAATCGGATAAGCACTGGTTATTTTCATATGATTATAAAACAAATCTGCAATCTCTTTATGATTTTCAGGATTGTATTTCAACTTCTTACCATACCAAGTTCTCTCCACGCAAATACTTGCTAAAATATTATGAATATTATTCACTATATCCTTCTCATCCTTGCAAAATGATGTAGCATCTATGTATTGATTTGCTCCAAGTTTTTGCGTTTGCCATATGCACTCAAATCTCTTGCCTTTAACTTTAAATTTCATTCTAACTTTAGTGTTTTCAGTTAGCTTTTCAATCTCGTTAAACTGCTTTAAAGCATTAGTCAACTCATCTACAGGCATTGCTTCAATCTCATCAAAAGTCTTGTCAGTTACTATTGCCAACATTTTTATACTCTTGTCTAAAACATCAGTCTCGAATTCAGATATTGTTTTACACTTGATGAATTGCCCTATGGTTAAATTTTCTAATTTCATTTGATAAATAATATATTTTAGTTGGTTATTTGTTATAATCTGATTATAGTGTAACTATACTCGTATTGTGGCATACTTGCCTTGTGGTCGATTATTTAATTTATTTAAAGCAAAGTATCGTATCGCATCAATTGCGTGATTGCTATGGTCAATTGGTTTACCTGTTAGTTTGCCATCTCTATCCTTCTCCCATTGATATGCTCGAAGTTCTTTGATGGTGTTAGTTGACTGTTTAGTGATGTTCATTTGATATCTCTTTAGTATGTCAATACCTATCTTGATTGAATCAGCACCTTTTGATGCAGGTTGAATGTTGAATCCTTGCCTCCTTAATTCTTCGATTGATTTAGGTTCTGCACTATCTGCTACAATATCGTAAGGTCTTGTAATGTTGATTGACTTCATAAAATTACCGATGTCGTTATTAGTCATATTCGTTCTATACAGTAACTCATCTATGTAAAGTTCATTATCCATTTTGTAAATAGCCATTAGTGTTGTAGGGTCATTGGTGAACCCGAAATCCATCGAATAACCAAGTAGCTTTGCATCTGTAGGTATTACATCCACTTGCTTCCAATTATCGAATACTACACCTTCTAAACTTCCGATTTGACCTAATCCATATACTTTATACCAATTTACCCAAAAAGAATTACCTGCTTCTGATTTTTCTTTTGCTTTAAGTATAAAATTTAACGCACTTTCAGGACAAGCCTCATTGTCTTTATAATTTAATATTACAAAATCAACATCTTCATCATTATGTAATTCCGTATGAAACCAAAATTCATTTGTTGGATTCCAATCTAAATATGCTCCTTTCTTGGTTCTTGATGCAAGTTCAGTATAAGCATTAAAGTTCATATTATTGCACTCATTCATATACAACCAGTCTCTTCTTGCTCCTCTTAATTTAGAATCGTTATCAGCACTAAAGAATTCAATTGTAGAACCATTGCCAAATGTATATTTAAAATCAGTAGCATTCCATCGTGAATCAAACCATCTATTAGTTTGTGCCATAATCTTTTTAAAGTCTTTCATAGCACCTCTTTTAAGATGTGGCATACTTTCAGCAACTACTGATATTTCAGTTAAATTATCTTTTGTTGCAATATCTATTAAAATTGGTAAAATAGCATACGTTTTCCCCGCACTGCTGCCACCTTGTACTCCTTTGGTGAACTTTTTTAATTCTTTTATCTTATTTATTGCAGTTGTTCGTATAAACATAAATGCGTTTTTGTCCTCGTGTAGACAAACGGTTTTGTTGATTTTGTTTGTTTTTAGTCAGGGAACAATGGTTGTTCCATAATAGTCATTTCTGACTTATCTGTTAATGCATTTAATCGCTGTGTTATGCTTGGATTGTATTGACCTACCATACCACCTTCTATTTGGTCATTACGGATAATATCCTTTATATGCGAACAGATTGTACAATAATCGTTGTATCTATTGTCAGTATTATCAAAATAGTGTTTTATGCATCCTTCTGTTTTAAATGCAAATACTCTAAATCCTTCCATCGTTAAAGGTCTTTCGAGTCTTTCGTTATCACTATTACCATCCTTACCTACGAAAACGTGCTTTTTTCTTGGATTAGATTTAGTTTCTTCTCTATACTTTTCAAATAGTTCGTATAGTTTTTCAGGTGTTTCTATGTATTTTGTTCCTACTGGTCTTGCCATTTTATTTCTTTTTTAAATTAGTTATCTCACGTTGTAAGTAGAATAATGCTTTTTCAAGGTCTTGTATTTTGTCATCCTTTTTACCTGCTCTCAATATGTATTTGATTGCGTTTCCGAGCATAAAGTTTAGTTCATAGTGTTCTATTACTTTAATTGGTTCAAACATATTGTTTACTCCTCCGTAATGTTGAGGATGATTAACGTATTCTTTCATATTGCTTCGTATATTCTTGTCCAGGTTGTTGGCACGTTAATATTTTTGATTAGTTTATATCCAAGTTTTTCAAATAGTTGATTCCACTCTTCTTCTGTTTTTATATTAATATGACCCCATTCAGCATCTCCATCTGTCTTGTTAGGTGTTGAACTAAATAATATATTTTTAGGTTTTATTTTCTTAAATAGTGCTTTTAATTCTTTATCACTCATATGCTCTGCAACTTCTATAAACACAAGCAAGTCAGTTGTGATTGGTTTAGGCAATACTACTAAATGTGGTAAGTTTTCTGCCATATAATCACGATGTGCTTCAAAATACTCATAGCATACAATGTTGAATCCTTTATTGTAAAAAGAGTTACTATATGCGCCAACTCCTGCACCATAATCTAATACTGACTCAAATGTTATCTCTTTTGCTATTGCATCAACTGTTGCATCACATAAGTTTATAAAGTCTTGATTAAATGGACTTATTCCCATTTTTAATTCTGCTTCTAAAAATTCTTTGTCGGTTATCATTTCTTTCTATTTGCGTATAAGTTTCTTCTTGTGAATTCTTTTTCTATTACTTCTTCTATTGTTATTTGTTTTGGATTATCTAACTCGTATTTATTCACGAATCTTACCATATTCTTCATAGCTTGAATCATACATCCTTGACAATCGCCAGACCTAATACCTGTTATCTCTTGACTGTATTCTTTAATCCTAATCAATTGATAGTTTGTACCACACCAACTACTCTCCTTATCAAATATCTTTAGTAGTTCAAGTATAGTAAATCGTTCATCTGCTAACAATGCACCTTGCATCTCGTTATATATCTCTTCGTATCTTCTCATAAGTTAGAATTTAAATAATAATCGTTTTAATATTATTGAACCATAAGCACCATATCCTGCATAAGCAAATGGTTCTGCATAAGTTTGCAAATTGAAAACATAAGTCACTACACACACCCAAAAGGTTAGGCATACTATACAGTTTAATGGTTTAAAATCTAACCACTTTGGGAATTGAGTAAGTGAAAAGAATGACACAAAGACCATCGCTATTCCTATTGCTATTATTATCATTTGTTTAATATTTGTTTGTATGCGTTATATCTTAATTCAGCTATTTTATCAATTGATTGCACTTGAACATCCAAATATAGTTGTTCGGATAAATCTTCTATCATATTTGGATTACGAATTAGCTTTACCATTTGTTTGTACCAATCGTGTTTGTTCTTTGCAATTAAGCAATTCTTATCAGTTAGTAAAGTATTGTATGGATGAACATCACTTACGATGACTGCTTTCTTTTTGAATCCTGCTTCCAATAGTTTTAGGTTTGATTTCATATTATTGAAACGATTATTCTTCAATGGTATCAAAGCCACGTTTATCTTGTCGTAAAAGAATGCATAGTTATGTACATCTGTACTCGGAAATATTTCAAAGTTATTTTCATTTGCTTTACCTTTACAAGACAGCACACCTAACATTGCTTCACTTTCTCCATCTCCTTTTGCATAGCCTCCGTAAATCATCTTAAACTCATCCTTATATCTATAATCCGTGTATAGTGCTAATAAGCTATCGTGCATTAGCATTATATCATCAAAGTGAGTAATACTACCACTCCACCCAAATACTGCTTTCAAATCACTCTTAAAAGGTTTGGGTTCAAATTGTGCAAAGTCTGGTAATCCGTTTGGTATTATGTAAGTTTCTTTCTTACCAAATTCTTTTGTTATCTCATCAGCTAAAACTTGGTGAGTACAGGTAATTACATCAGCATATCTAATTGAATCTTTTACATCTGCCCCAATTCCATCTCTCTTTGATACATTGTAAAGTATGTGATTTGTTGGAAGTAAGAAGTCATCATCCATATCAAGCACGAATTTAACTCCTGCTTTTTTTACCTTCTCTGCTACTTTTTTTGATTCTAATATTTTTGACATCGTTCTATTACCGACAACTAAATCAAATCGTTGAATAAATTCAATTGAATCTACACCATCAATCTCATCTGAATCAATGTCACCTACTTGATGCAGTTCAACATCATCTGAATATTTAAACAATGCTCTATGTGGATTAAGCAAACGATGATAATCTACTCCGTTTAATGTTGATTTCTCACCTGGCTTTGTTTCCGTGTAACTTGGTATTAGAACTAATATTTTCATTTCTTTAATACTTTTGAATATTCTTTTATTCTGTTTTTTGCTTTGCGTAAAGTTTCGTAGCTGATGCCTGTTGCTCTATGCACTTTTGATAGTGTTCCAAGTTCGTTGTAGTGTAGTAGTATTCGGTTATCCATCTCATCTAACTCAAGCATAAACTCTTCTATGCTTTGAAGGTCTACATTGTAGCCTATTTCTTCTTCTTCTAACACCTCATCTATTGCTTCTTGATGTGTATCTTCTTTAGAATAGATGTATCCGTAATCCTCGTATTTATAAATTATGTATCCTAACTTACCTTGTTTTGATATTATGTTCCGTGCCACACAAAAAAACCAAAAAGACAAATGCTCTCTGGTTGGTAATCGGTCTTCAGAAATAGTCAATATTTGCTCACATACTTCCTGAAAAATATCCTCGCAATATTTCTTGTTTATTTTAAAGCAGGTAGTTCTAAAACTTTCGTTGCTTAAAATATGTTCTATTATTTCGTTGCGTTTCACAATTTTTAAATAAAAAAAAGCATCATATATTTGATGCTTCAAAAATAGATGTAATTCTATTTTATATTTTCCACAAGTTATCAACTATTATATTGATACTTTTTCTATACTTCTTCCACTGCCATAGCATTCAAAACATATACCTTCGCAATAGTAATTAAATGCTTGTATTGTACCTTTGCCATTACATCTTGTGCATTCGCATCCTTGTGTAAATTGCTCACCAATATAAACTTTATTTTCATTTAAAATTTTACCAACAAATCTTAATATTTCGTTTTCAGATATTTTGCCTTCAAAATAGTTTACATACTTTTTACCAAATCCTTTGACTTCAATATTAAATTTAAATAAAGAACCATTTTCATTTTTAAACTTTGGATTAGTCCAAACTCTACCTTGCTCTTGTATTGAAATTTTAAGATAGCCATTGTCTATACATTTATTTATTGACCTTGTTATACTACTTCTATTGTCAGAATCACAAGACCTATTTGCTTTATCTAAAATTTGTTTAATGTAATTTTCCATTTTATAATTGCAGTTTGTTGGATGCTGCTCCCCTTTTTAAAATTTAGTCTTCTACACCATCTTGGTTAAACATATGAATAAAATCTTTTGGCATTTTTTTAGCACAAGAATTGCCGATATAAAAATAACCTTGTGTTTCCCAACCATATTTCATTGCATCCTTATCTGTTTTAATTGATTTATGCATTGCCATCCAAAGTGTATTCATATGAACCATTTTAGCCTCACCCTCTTTTAATTGTTTGCCACAACATTCACACATATCTGATGCCCAACCATTTTTCTCAATGTTTCTTTCTTTCATCGGACTTACGTAAAGTTCCATTTCTAAATTTGTATTTTCCATTTTTTTAGTCTTTAATTGTTTGACAAAAGTATAATAACTTTTTTAATAAAAAAATTATTACCAATATATTTTTACAATTATTTTATAACTAACACATTTTTAAACAATTAAAATTTTTGTAAATTAGTTAGCAATTGGTTTTCTTTCTCTAATTCTTTTATACGTTGCAGGAATACCATTTCATTATTCTGTAACTCTTGCACTTTCTGCCTGTAAATTATGCTATCAAAGTAGTATTTACCATATTGGCATTGAATATCGTAAAGGGTTTTTAAGTGTGCTGTAGCTGTTATTTTTCTTTCTCCTATACTTTGTATCACCTTTAACTCAAAGTCTTCTATAAACGATGTTAAATGCCATAGATTAATATAATTAGGTTCTTTCTGTGTCATTAGATTTGTAAACCCACAATATTCATCCATAATCAATCTTAATTTTTTGTAGTCTTTTGTGCGCATTTCGTTTAACTTTTGCTGCTCATCTTGGAATTGTTTAAGTTCGTTCATAGGTCATAAATATTTTATAAAGTTGTTCAACTGTTGAGTATTCTCTTTGTTCGTTTGTTAGGCTCATTATGTATTTGCCAAATTTTATTGCTAATTCCATTTAAAAAGGTATATTAGGTTGGTGAAAAGCATCTACTCTGCTTTGGTTATTGTCTATATTATTAAAAGGAGTTGATATGTATCGCTGATATCCTTCAAATTCTTCGTAGTAAGCATTCTTTATTAAATCAAAACCAAGTGCAAACCTGCCTTTTGTTCCTACTATCTTTGGTTTAGCTTTTCTAATATCAATATCCACAATATTTGATTGTATAAAGTTACCATTATGCTCTATGTAATTACGATGAATGCATATTAGTGATTGTGCTTTTGCATACCAAACACTGCCTCCTTCTATTTCATCTGGTCTTGGCGCACGTGGAAATTGCTCACCTTTCTCAACTGTTGGATTTCTTGCGTGGCAAACCATTATGTTGTGGATGTTATGGTATTTAGCAAATCTATTCCACTTTGGCAGAGCATATTTTAAATATTCAGATATTAATCCGTTGCCTTTACCTTTTAAATCGTGGTCTAAATCATTCCAATTATCTATCACTGCCAAATTACAATTATAAAGTTTCTTTGCTTCTTTGACATATTCAAACCATTGTTCAAAAGATATACCTGCTTCATCGTTTCCTTCTATGACTGTAAAGTAATCTTGAATAAAAGTTTTAGCATTGTATAATTCTTTTTCGCTAATATAGTTCTTATGTGCTTTGTTCATAGACTTGCCAGTTAAGCAATGGATAAGTTCACAATATATTTCAGCAGCAGTACCTGTTTCAGGTGAATAGATAATAGGTCTCATACCATAATTTACTACCATTGATATTAATAGCTGATACATAAATTGAGATTTACCTGATGTAGGATGTCCGTACAAAATAGTAGTGTTACCAAGTCTTAAGTTATAATGGTTTCTTGCACCTTCAAAACCAATAAAATGACCTGCTCTCATTCCGTTCTCGTATAAATCCATAAACTCCGAATTTACTTTCTTGTCGTTTATTTTTAAGATGTTTACCATATGATATTTTTTTCAGCTATTTTGTTTTCTACTTTATTAAACTTCTTGTCATTAGTTGACCAAGTAATTAATCTCTTATCTACTTCAAAAGTTTTCTCCAAACTCATTTTAGTTTTACCCTTATTATCTTTTTCAGACCAGTATCTATAAAATGAATTTAATATATCTTTTGAATATGTTTCTTTAAACTTTGATAATTCTAAAACAAAATCATTATCAGAACATTTTTTATAATTAAATAAAATTTTTGGTAATAAATATTCTTCTTGTTCTTCTTCTTGTTCTTCTTCTTCTTGCGATAGAGTATCCATACTCTTTACATACTCTATCAATAGAGTATCCTTACAGTATCCAAACTCTTTATCTATGCAACTCTTCACCTTTGGACTGGTTGAATTATTATACTTTAACCAATTACCTATTGCAAGTTCTTTTGTAGTATTATTATATTTAATTTTACCTACTTTTATAAAGTATTCAAGCAGTATAGATACTCTATCCATAGTATATCCTAAATCATAAGATATTTGCTTTTTAGTAATTTCATAAACACCACATTGTCGTGTGCGTTCATTAGTCAATAAATACAAATAAAATAACTTTTGGTCTTTTTCTAAATCTTGAATAAAGCTATCACTCCAGAATGATGTGTGGATTTTTCTAAATATTGCCATTAGTCACCTCCATAAATGAAATTTGTTTACGCAACTCTTTTGCAAATTTAATTGCAGTTTCTTTGTCTAAATAAATAGAAGTGCAGTTTTGTTGTTCATCAGAAGTTGGGTCGTAAAGCATAATATCTATTCTGCCATTTACTACTGCAACTGTTAATTGTGTAGGGTCGTTGTGTTCACCCTTAAATATTAATTCGTATGCCATAATTTATAATCGTTTAAAGCCACGATTAGACTTTGTATAAAAAGGAAAAGCCACAAATTAGGTCGCATCTAATTGTGGCTTGTTCCTATATATTTAACTTTTGGAAAATTAAAATTAGGAGATATTGAATAGATGCGACTTATTCAACACTTGCAAATGTAAAACTTTTATTCTATTTTAAAACACATAATATTAACAATTGATTATTTTATTAAAGTCAGTAAGTATTTTGTTGTACTTATTTATTACCAACTTGTCATAGCTTAATAAACTATCAACTGTTTTAATTCCGTGAATTACTGTTGTATGGTCTTTTCCTAATTCAGGTACACAGCCTTTCTTTTTAGCCATATCCCT